TGTCCTCGCCGAAGCGCTCCACCAGCGCCTCGCGGGTCATGTAGACCCAGCGCCAGACCTGCGTGACCTCTTCCCATGTCCTGGCCGAGGAGTGGCCGAAGTCCTTCCAATGGACGTAGTCCACCGGCGCGCACTCGTACTCGATCTCCTCGGGCATCTCCGCGCCCTCGGGGAGGTTGCCGTCCTCGTCCACGTCCTCGGTGACCTGCGCGCCATCCTCGGGCAGCGCCAGTTCCTGCGCGCGGACATGCGGCTCGTAGCGCACCCACGCGACGCCGCGCCCGCCGAGGAAGCGGTCCTCGACGGCGTACTTCATCGTGGCGCGGAAGTCGGGGTAGTGCTCGATCTCGTAGTCCAGCGCGCGCTCGATCAGCTGCGCCGCCACGCGCCCGATCTGGTCGCGGTCGCCGAAGCGCCGCTTGGCCGAGGCCTTCGGCAGCTTGGCGTAGACCGCCGGGATCAGCGTCTGGACGTTCGACCAGAGGATGTTGAACTTGACCGTCTCGTTGCCTGACTGCGTGCGCGTGTCGTCGCGGTAGCGCTTGATGATCTTGGTGCAGCGCTTCTCCCAGCGGGTGAACTCGTTCTCGTAGGTCGAGATCGCTTGCAGATACTTCTGGACGCCTGTCGGCTGCACGTCGGCCATGTGTCACCCGTTCAGAAGCGGAGATTGTATCGGAGCATTGCGTTGTAGTCGCGGTCGCCTTCGTACTTGGGGCCGCGTGATCCGGCGAACGACAGCGTCCCGCTGCCAAGCGGCATCTCCGCCCCAAGCGTGGCAGCTCCGCGTGGCTCCACTGCCCCCTGCAGCGTCAGGTCACCGAATGCGCCCCTTGCTTCATAGGAGGTCGTCGGCTTCTGAAACGGCATGGAAGAGCGAATGGCTTGAACTGACAGCGGCCCGACATCGACGCCTCCGCTCTTCACGCTGCCCTTTCCGAATGGCGTGTTGATCGGAGCGTACATGGCCGAGAATGGCCCCACACCGGCGCTGTAGCTGCGAGCCATCTGATCTTTCGGCACCATGGAATTGCCGACCAGATTGATGCCGAGAGAATAGCCCTCTCCCCCGAAGTTTGCACCCATGCCCTTCTGCCGCCATTCGGCCTCCGGGGAAACTCCTGGATCTTGCGTCTGCGGCGAAAAGACGCCCATGCCGCTAAATGGACCGATGCCGACGCTTTCCCGATTGAGCGGCGCGTTGAAGCGGCCAAGTCTCAACGCTTCGTATGGCGTCATGTTGCCGACGATTGATGGTGGCTGCATCGGGAATCCTGCGCCATCGTCATCTGCGAACATGTTGGCCGCTTGGTTTGCCTGCCTTTCGTAGGCTTCCAATGCAGCAGCGATGCGGATTGGATCGGCCATCACGGCCTCCTTCGGAAGATGACGTCGCGGTGGACATGGCCCGCGATCATGTAGCCCCAATCGGCCAGCATGGTGATGGTGTCAACGTCGGTGGCGCCGTACCGCTCACCGAGGCCCTTCAGCTCCAGCACGATGGTCGGCCAGGAGTGCTTGATCGTCCGCTCCGCGCCGAGAACCGCGGCGTGCTCGTAACCCTCCACGTCGAGGCAGAGCAGGTCGCAGTCGTCGATGTCGAGGCTGTCGATCCGCATGATCGAGAATTCGGAGCCGTCCTTTACCCTGTGCGCGCCGACGTTGTGCGGGTCGAAGCGGTCCATCGCGCCGGTGCCGGGCCGCGCGCCGAATGCGCCGCGATAGGCCATGACCCGCGCCCGGTCAGCGCCCCGCAGGCGCTCATCGAGGTTCGCCATCAGCGCGGCGTGGTTGAACTCGTCGGGCTCGGCGGTCACGACGCAGTCGAAGTGCCGGGCGAGCGCGACCGGCCAGATGCCGATGTTGCCACCGGCCTGCACGACGGTGCGCCTGCCATCGGTGCGCGGCAGGATGTCGGTGTCGAGATCCTCGACCTCGCGCAGGATGATCTCCAACGCGACTTGGTCCTCGTCGGGGACGAGCCAGCCTTCACGCCGCTGCATGGTACTCGACCTCGGTCTGCTGCCACGGGCGCGGCTGGCCGTGGAAGATGATGACCCGCTCCTGCTCGGTGCGCGGGCTCGCCTTGAAGGAGCCGATGGCCTTCGGGCACACGTCCTGCCAGTAGGTCGCCGGGCGGTCGTAGTGCTGCTCCAGCCACTCCTGGTCGCCGCCGAGGTAGAAGCGCGGGTCGGCAGCGAAGCGGGCCGTGAGCCGCGACTGGTCGCCGTTCCACCACATCATCGAGGACTGCATCGCATGGCGGTTGGTCCGCCCGCGGTAGAAGTCGCGCAGGATGACGAACTCCTCGTCGCGGACCAGCTCGACCAGCGGCGTGATATCGCGGCGCAGAACGGTGTCGAGGTCGAAGAACAGAACGGGACCGGGCAACGTGAACAGCTCCATCTTGGCCCACCAGCCCGCCCAGTCGTGCTTCAGCGGTCGCGCGTCGATGTCCCAGCTGTGAGCGAAGGCGTAGCACTGGTCGGTCAGGCAGACGAAGCGATGCTCCGGCGCGAACCGGCGGCACATGTCTGCCAGGGCGCGGACATGCTCGGCGCGGTAGTCGCCGCCGGAGCGCAGGACGGTGGCGATCGAGATCATCGCGGCCATGGAGACATGCGCGAAGAACCGGTGCTGCGCGCGAACCGCTCGTCGGATTGGCGTAGCGCCCAAGCCAGATCGATTGGCGACTTGCGATTCCAGTCTGTGACCGGGCGCGCCGGCGGCGGCCCGATGGGGTCCGCCGCCGGGGGCATCGCGGGTGCGGGTGCGGGCGCGGGTGCGGCCATCGCCGCCATGTCCGCCGGCGTCACGCCGCCGAACGTATCGACGCGCGGCGGCACGAAGTCTGCCTCGTTCGTCGGCAGGCCACGCATCACCGGCAGGCGCGGGCGGGGCGGGGCGGCGGGACGTGGCGGGGCCGCGGGCGGCGGCGCGGGCGGAGGAGGCGGCGGGGCGTTCGGCGCGAACGGAGCCGGGGCCTGCGCGCGGACGTACATCTGCGCGGCGTCGGCAGCCTCGGCGGGCGACATCGCCGGGCGTTCACCGAACCCGAGCATGCGGCGAAGGTCGCTGAAGCTGTAGCTGCGAACCGGACCGCCGGCGGTACCCTCGGGGCGCAGCATCGGGTCCATGCCCGCCATGCGGCGGTCGAAGGCGTCCTGTTCTTCGCGGCTCATCGCCATCTGGATCACTCCTTGTTTCGCGCGCTGATGGCGCGGGCCTTGGCCTTCGCGTCGGCCTTCGAAGAGGCGCCCCATGCGCGCAGCGCGAGTGCCAAGCGGGTCGGGCGGCCCTTCTCGTCCTTCATCGGGCCGGGCATGTTGCCCATGCGCGCGAGGAACGAGGCACGGCGCGGGTTGTCACCGGACTTCACGGGCGGCTTGAGGGTGCCGCCGGTCTGGGCCTTGTAGCTGGCGCGGCCCCTGGCATTGAGGCCGCCGGCGGGGTTCTTCCCCTCCTTGCGCTGCCACGCCGCGCTCATCAGCTGAAGATCCCGACCGCCAGGACCGTCGCGCCCGCGCCCGTCGTGATCTTCCACGCACCGCTGGCGCTGACGGCGTTGATCTCGATCGAGTAGACGCCGATCGGCGTGTTGGCCGCGATCGCGAGGATCGTGGTCGAGCCGTCGATCACCGAGACCGTCGAGGTTGCGGCGGTGGCGACGGCGACGACGATGCGGTGCAGGTAGTCGCCCGCAGCGCCCGTGCCGCCCAGGACCTGATTCGACTGCGAGACCGCGACGGTCTCGTAAGCGTAGCGATACGGGTTGTTCACGCCGGCCATTCGGGCCTCCTCAGGACAGGAATCGGAGCTTGTAGATGGTGGCGTCGATCAGCGCGGCGATCTCGTCGATCGCGTTCTGGAGCTCGCTGCGCTCGGGCAGCTTCTCGCGCTGCTTCTCGACGTAGGCCTTCACGTCATCGAAGTAGCTCGCCATCGCCTCGCCGCTCATGCCGCGCGGCGGGTCCATGCGGGCGACGAACTTGCCGACGAGGCCATAGCAGCCCTGATACGCCTCGACCACGGTGTCCACGAGGCCGGGCAGCGCCTCGTAGTAGTCGCCCAGGGCCTTGTGCGCGGCGTAGGATTTCGTGCTCCAGTGCATGAACTGCGCGGCGATGCCGGTGCAAAGCACTCGGCCTGCGAACTCGCCCATCGCGGCGTGGTACTCGCTCGACTCGCTCATATCCTGGCGCTCCTGCTGCGCGTTTCGTGCGCGGCCCACATATCGTTCAGCGTGGCTGCGTTTGCGGCGCCGACGAGCAGCGGGCGGTCGGCCCGGGGCGGCTCGACGGGCGCTTCCTCGCGCCACGCGACGGCCAGCATACGGAAAGCGTCAGCCGGATGCGAGGTCCAATCGTGCCTAGGCGTCGCGCGGAAGGCGCGCTTGTCCTCGTCGTACTCGCGCTGATACTGGCGCAGGGCCTCGATGCCCTCTCGGCAGCGCTCGGCGTCGAACCAGCAGCGGGGCAGGACAAGGCGAGCGGCCTGGATGCCGTCCTGCACGCCGAGGTCTGCGACGATCGTGAACTTGCCGATGCCGCCGAGCAGCGCCGCGAGCTGCTCGACCACGCTGCGCCCGCCGCTTGCCAGCGTCTTCGCCCGGGCGTCGTGCGGAAGGTGGTGGCGGGCGTAGCGGTAGGGCTTGCCTGCGACGACCTCCGCGAGGTCCGCGACGGTCGAGCCGCTGCTGGCGTGGTAGTCCAGCACATGGATCTCGCCGCCAGCGACCTGATAGAACCAGATCGCCGTGTCATCGCGGTATCCGATGTCCCACGCCGTGAACACCGGGCGATCGGGATCGTGCGGGACGCGCCCGATGCGCCCGGCGTCCGAGGCCTCGCGCATTTCGACGCCGTAGAACGCCCCCAATATGGCCGCTTCAAACGAGCACTCGTACTCCTGGTCGTACTGGTCCTGCGTCAGCTGCGCGCGCAGGGCGTGAAGCTCGGTCGGCGGCAGGATGCCCGAGGCGCTGGCTGGCAGGCGCAGGCAGAACCAGTCTGGGCTGCGTTGCGCGGCGTCGAAGGCCTCGTAGAACTGGTTGCGGCCCTTGGGCGTTCCGCCGATCACCGCCCAGCCCTGCTTGTCCGAGAGCGTCGGGCGGATGACGTTGCCCCAGACGCTCGGGCGAAAGTCGCCGTACTCGTCCAAGTAGACGCCGTCGAACCCGAGGCCGCGCATCGCGTCGGCGTTGTCCGCGCCGAACAGCTGGATCTTCGCGCCCGTGTGCGTTGTGAGCAGCAACTCGGCCTCATTCACGCCGGCGGTAGCGGGCGCGGCGAAGCGCTTGAGGTAGTCCCAGGCGACGGACTTGGCCTGCGAGCGATACGGCGCGACGTAAGCGTAGTGCGCGTGCGGTCGCTGCGCGGTGATCGCGGCGCGGATCAGGTCGTTGACCGCGGCAACCGTTTTCCCTGCGCGCCGATGCGCGACGAGGCAAGCCCAGCGTTGCGTGCGGCGATGGAACGGCAGGAACGCTCGCCGAGGCGCGTAGGGAAGCCGCACGGTCTGCACGCGCGGCGCGCTCACTCGGGCTCGCTCCACTCGTAGCGGATGACCTGCGGGCCGCCCTCGGGGCCGGTCACCTCGGTGCGGCCAAGGTCTGGCACGGTCTTGCGAAGCAGGATCTCAGCGGCGCGGACCTGCGTCGGGCTCAATTCGATCTTGCCCTCGACGTGCGCGGCGAGACGCCAGCATAGGTTCGACGCCTGGATCTTCGCTTTCCAGTCGTCGTTGAGCCGCAGCTTGTTTTTGCGCGCAGCCATGTCGTTGATTTTATTCGCCGTCTTTGAACATACGGGATCTGCAATGATGATGCCCCGCCCCACGCCATGCGTCAACCGCATATCGCCCTGCGTTCACGCCCACCTCTCGCCGCACCTCCGACACGAAACGCGCTCAAGCTTCTGACGCCCACCTAATCCTGCGCTTGATTGCCGCCTTTTTCTTCGCCGTCGTCTCGATGGCTGTTCTGAGTGATTGTTCAATTTCTTCAAGCTCCTCTAGCGTCCAGTTGGGCGCTCTGAGGAGCTTGGCGTATCTCTTGGGAAGAGACCTTGCCACGGCTTTTTTTCGCTCCGCGACGGTAAGGATCATTCGGCTACCAAGCCAAGAGTTGCAATCCTTGCAAGCTGGGACGGTTTCTCCAGCGTAGTTCCCCGCCTTGCCGCTTCTGACCGAACACATCCCCGCATAGGAATACGGGATGATGTGATCTTTTTCGGTGGCCGCATCTCCGCAGTAAACGCACACGCTCACGAGCTGCTCCGTTGATTTCTTCCTAGGATGGCTCAGGAAGAGCGGAAGCGGAAGATGTGGGTCGCGCTGACTTCCGAACCCATTCCGGCGTTCCTGAGCCATCCTCGGCGTTCCTAGAGGCATCCGAGGCGAACCGCGACCTGAACTTCGCCATCGCAGCGTCGAACTCGGCCTTCTGGGCGTCCGTCATGGCCGAGTACTTGCCCGAGGGCTT